ATACGGTAACAACTCAAAATTATCTCTATAAGACTTCGAATTAATCCTTTTTTTATCAACAATATAGGGATTATTAACATTGTTGTTTTTAGGTTCTATAATTTTAGGTTGCGATTGTATAATACTTTCCTTTGGTGCTCTTACTCGAAAGGCTTCCCCATTCCAGCCCCTTGCGTAGTCTTTCCAGTTAGCTTTTCCGCTTTTAACCTCTTTACTGCCACTAATGCCGAGCAATTTCTCTCTATGATCACGAGAAATAGTCTCTATATATTGCTTGCCGCCCTCGTCTGTATTATCTTTTGCTTTGGCAATATCTACCTCAAAATCAAATACAGGCGATATTCTACACATGCAATGCGGATGAGCTGGCAGCGTTGGGAATTTGTCTTTCGGATATACGCCCTTTCCTAAGCCATATAAATCGGCATTAGCGTAAAAGTCGCATATATCATACCGAGGGTGCCTACTTGATAGCACCCATTTGAGGGCGACTACATCGTCATCATCTTTATAGCGTAGCATTTGGCCGTCGGCGTATGCTCTAGCCGTTTCTGTGCGAGCTATTCGCTCGGCGTTGTATCGTGCTTTCTCTTGTACCGCTACAGTAACAGCTCGAGAAAGGTCTATAGCGTTACCCTCGTCTACTGCTTGAATGAGTTCAGAATAGGCAGCTCGTAGGCTTGGCGTTGTGTTCTGCTGTACTTGCCGCTCTGTGCGTCTAATCACACGCTTAAATCGAGCGAGCTCCTCATCATTTAATGAATGAGGCGGCTTTAACGCTCTTATTCGTTCGATGTGCTTGGGTAGCTTATCAGTAGCGATAATGCCACCCTTGCCATAGCCCTCGAATATAGAGCGAGCTATCTCACGAGTGCTTTTACCACGTTTCAGAGACTGCTTGATAACCTCAGCCGTCTCACGCTGTACTTTATGAGCGTTTCTATGCAAGCGTTTTGATAGCTTTAAGCCGTCGCTAGCCCAAGCTGATTGCATAGCCTCGCTAATTGATTGAGTAGTGTAATTAAAAGGCCTATGCCCTGCCACCGAGAGCGGCGTAAGTACACTATGATAGGCTTTATTGAAATTCTCCACCATATCAGCCGTAAGAGGGGCCTCTAGCATTTCCATAATAGGATAAGTCTTATAAGCGATTTGAACGGCCTTATCGGCTGCATATCCAAGCGATGCTAATTCACGCACCATGCTCTCGAATTGCTCGAGGATATTATCAAGCGTTTGGGTCGTCTGTTTCATCGTCTACGCCCTCATCGCTATAGGCTTTGTCTTGTGCAGCTTCATCAGCTGCTGCCTGCGCCTCATTCACGATCATATCCTTTGTATCTGGTTCAAGATTTGGCATGTAAGCGTCAATAACTTTTTTCAAAATCTCGCTATCGAATGTATCAGATTTAAAATCAAGGTCTTTCGCTTGCTGCGCTTGTGTAAGGCTTTCCGTTACATCATTCACTTTGAAATCTCGAGGATATTCACAGAGATACTCGATATTGTCGCCGCTCCATAGGCGATATAGCTCGATAATGTCATACTCTGCATTCTCGCAACGTACTGCAAAGGCTGCGAGATTTTGGTTAGTTCTCTCGAAATCCCATTGTTTAGCAACGCCACTCTTGGCTTGCTGTACACCGATAACGCTATCAATACCACTCATGCGATACATCTCATTGATGAGCTTATCAATTTGAGCCATAAGTACCTCGGCTGGGCCTTTATCTGGTGCAATAAAGCTCGGTGCCTTGCCTGCCTCTGCTGGATATGCTAGCAGGTTATCAGTACCAATCGTTACATCTTGCAAGCCGTTATTATCGACTGGCATAGTCAAGATAGAGAATGTTTGATTATAAAGAATTTGAGAGAGTAGTGAGCATAGGTTATATACATGAGCATTCGTTTTAGCGATACTCAAATACTCTGGCGGTGGAAGAATATCACGCTTTCGTGCTGCTCTACCGAACCATTGCACCACAGGAATACGGCCGATGTTATGCTCGCCTTGCCCTACTACTTTGTTGTCGCTATCGGTGATTTTCCACTCGCTAGGCGTCCATGTGTGATAGTGAGCCTTAATTGTGCCGTCGGCATTCTTTAGGTAAGTGGCATAAGTAAATAGTTTGAGCTTGCCGTTATCGTCGAACTCAAAATTTACTACATTCTTAGGCTCAACTGCTGTTAGGTACGGCATAGATCTATTGGCTAATGTTTCAGCCAAAGAGCTGCCGAACTCGCTCACGTTATCCACTACGATATACATAACTCCATAGAGCTTGGCTGCTATAGCGTTTTGTTCTATAAATTCCTGTAGCGTAGTACCTTGTCTGTCTACATCATTAAGGAACTCATCGAATAATACAGAGTTACTATATTCTCGCTTGATTTCGTCCTTAAAAATAGGGTCTACACTCGCATTGAGTATCGGCCCTGTATAGTTGAGATAGTATGCTATTTTGCGTCTGAAATTGATTGATTGAGTACTCTCTCGAGTGTGTTCTGTTACTGCTGCGCCACTTGCGAACATGCCGCTCCCATAGTAGGCGTCATGCAGTAGCTCGTACTCTTCTGCTCGAGGGTTGTTATATGTTATTGCCATGTTACCTCTTTCTAATTGATGTTAATTCTACCGCTGCGAACCTGCGGCGCATTGATTTTCTCTGCTATGCCTGTGAGTGCGTCGGCTGCGTCATCGTGTGCATTCTTGCCCTCTCGTTGGTATCTCGTAATGTCAGCAGCCAACTGAGGCCACCTATCACGCCAATTCTTAGGCATGTATACATGGTTCATAACCCATGTAGCATTAGACTGAATGCGTGCTATTTTGTTGCCGCTTTGATGAAACATATTAATCACACACTTATTTGAATTGTATTTTTGTTTGAGTATATTCTGCACGTTACGGCCAAACCCTCGGCCGCCGTTATTGCTTTCTATATCTGCCACATTTACGCCGTTACGATAAAGCATATCGGCCACCTCTGGCTCTGTGGTTTCCATAGCGTCTTTGGTGTAGACTACATCAAGGATATACGCCTCACCCTCGTATACGCCGTATGTAAAGCTGGCTAGGTAGTCGCTGCCAGTATCGGCGGTATCTGTATAGTTCTTAATACATGAAAATAACACGTTACCTTTTTCGTCCTTTGGCAACGTGTCATATGTGAGTATTTGACTGTATAGACAGCCTTTTAAGTCAATCGGTATTTGTTGATAGTTGGCGCTGGCAATATCCTCACCCATAGCTCTCACTTTTGATAAGTAAGAGGCTTTAGATAGTACCTCTTCGCAAAGCATTGAGCCGTCGTCTTGCAAGGCTTTCATGGTAATTACTTTAGCCTTAAATAACGTATCATCTTTGAAATGCTCAATAGCTCGCCCTGCTAAGTCGTCGCTTGCCCAGCGTGTCATGATAATAATAATCTTGCCGCCCTCTTCCAAGCGAGAAAGCATGGTATTAGTAAACCATTCCCAATGTTTCTCTTTCACGCTGGCGTTATAGGCCTCTTCGCTGTTCTTGATAATATCGTCAATGATCATGAGCGAGCAGCCAAAGCCTGTGGCCGTACCAGTTGGCGAGGTTGCAAGGTATGAGTTAGTATATCCCTCTAAGCTCCATAAATGAGCCTGTGCGTCGCCTACTGCTACATGAACACTAGGGAATACATCACTAAATACAGTTATATCCTCATCGGCCTTATTCTCTTGAATTGCGTTTCTAACCGATTTACTAAACATTTTCGAGAGTGTTTCATTATATGAGCCAGTCATTACTTTGGCCGCTGGGTTATTGCCAAATATCCACTGAGCAAAATGCTGCGCCGTTAAGCTCTTACCATGCCGAGGCTATGGGGGCAGGTTCACAATGAGCACGTTATACTCATCATCTTTAATAAAGCTCTCTAGCGCATTACATAACTCAACTAAATACTTTCGGCTCTTTTTATAAAATCCGCCCATTTTGAGCTGACAATAATAAAAGAACTCACGCCTTGCGAGTTCCCTTTTTGCTAGTTGTATGATTTTCTCTTTGTTACTCTGAACCTGCACACCCTCACCCCCTTTTTATGACTGAATTGAGCTTATTCCTCACCAATGAGCTTTTTAATATCAGCCGTATCTATTCCCTCGAATGGGTTTTTCACCTCGACGGCTGCGTCGATATTCTTAGTATCTCGCCATTTAGCCGGCTGCCTATTTTTAAGCCAGAATATTAATGAGGTAGAGTTAGGCGCTACGTCTTTAGTGGTACGCTTAACCTCTACTATCTCGCTTTCGCCTGTTTCTGGGTTGTAGATACGCTCTTGAACCACCTCGTCAAACTTATAGCCCATAGCACTTTTAAGCAGCGCATTCTCTACAATAATATCTACTACCTCTTTGCCTCTTTTTAAAGCCTCTGAAAAATCTTTGTATTTAACTTTCCAAGCGTACAGAGTAGATACATTAATACCAATGTTATGAGCAATCTGCTCATCATTAAGGCCGTCTCGTGCCCAGCCCTCTAACCTTAACAGATTATCTGGCTCTAACCATGTTTCATATTTAGGGGTACGGCCCAGCCGTTTCTTTTTCTTCGGCTCTGTCTTTTTAGTTTTAGCTGCCACGATCTCACCTCTTTTTATGTTTAAATACAAAAACACCTCGACCAGAGTGTCTCAATCTCTGCCGAGGTGTTCTTGTGATGTCAGTATGTCTATAAGAAAGGAGGATAAAATGAAACGTAAACTTAATAGTTCAAGCACCTTTTACCAATATCATCTTATCACACTCTAATAGTATCGAATATGACAACTTTATGACATTTTACAAGGCATATGCCCCAAATAAATATATGCTCAAATCATCTATCCCTTTGTCTAGCCACCTATAGACATTTCGCTCCACGGTATTATTCTTTTCTGCGATTTCTGCGATTGTTAAGTCATTGATATACCTATCTATCACGCACTCACAATAGTGTTTATCATTGTTAATGCATGTCATTCGGTATACATCGAGCATTTTATCAATATGCTCGATGATAATTTCTGTACGCCGTTTACTCGCTAGAATAGTTTCAATCTGCAGCAATCCCCTGCGATTAAAAACCTCATACAATACTGTTTGTAAGTCGCTAGGTGTCAAGGTGTCCTCTGCCTTTGCAATAGCACTCTGGCAATGTGCTTTCATGGCTGTATAGCCCTCGAGTAGCGTTGTAGTGTTCTTATAGGCCCTTTCGTTTTTCTTTGCGAGCATATCCTCGTTACGCCGATTAAATTCGGTTAAGGCTGTTTGTGCTGCTGTTTCTGCTGCAATTTTCACTATAGCCTCTACCTCGAGCTCGGTAAAAGTACGCCCCTTACATTCCATTCAATCACCCCCAAATATAATGCACGCCAGCAGCTAACAATAAAAGCACGCCTAATGTAATTAGAATACTAAGCGTAATGGCGGTTATGAATATAATGTTTATACGCCTATTGATTTTTTCCTCTACGGCTGCATGTGCCATTAATCTAGCTTTTTCTACATTTCGCATTCGTTCATAGTCTACATATTCATTTAAATGTGAGCGATCATTGTTATATTGCTTTTCCAAGTTTTTCCGCCTTTCCGTTGACTACCTTGTAAATAATTTCATCATCAAAATATACGCCGTTCGGTATGCGATTATTTCTTATAAGCCATTGTCTAAAGAGTTTGTTAATACCTAGCTCCAACTCTTTAATTTCGCTCTCTGGTACATTTTTAAGCGTTTCATAATCGTTTATATCGTTTCTTAAATCAATGGCTAAATCTTCGACTAATTCCCTAGCAATTCCGCCAGTAATAGGCCACCATTGAGAGCATGGTACCAGATAAAATATATCCTTGCTGCATCGCTCGGCCTCTTTTACGCCTGCCTCTATGGCTGCTTTGTAGCTGTGTATTTCGTCCTCTCGTGTCCACTCATAATGGCCGCTTTCGAGAGTTACGATATAAGTATCAGTTTTCATCGTTGCCACCTGCCAGCATTATATTATTTGGGGTTGTATGTTCGCTCGTCGTGCCGCTCCAACTTGTGCGTCCACCGCTAAAATAATACACCCTGCCGTCCTTATACTCTTTAAAGTATCTGCGAACATCAACCGAATGCAAATTTTTGATTATTATAGGCGTATCTACTTTTACTTTGCTCCAGTCTACAATGCCCAAATACTTGCCAACATCGAGATAATTCGGCTCATTAAAATCTGGCAGTAAATCGCCGATCGTGATTATATAGTTGGATGCGGTTATAAGGTCGCCAGTTTTCATAAACAAAGGCTTATCTCGTAATCCTACATAGCCATTATAATATTTACAGAATGCGATATACTTAATGCCATTATCATATAGTTTTTGTAACAGCCATTTACGGCCCTCTTTATCGTTCATACAATCAACGTATACATCGAGCGTGCCGTCTACCTTGCCGCAGTCAATCGTGATTTGCTCATTGATAGTTTTTAGTACCTGCTCTTTCAGCTCCTCGGCATGAGCCTCGCTTTTTGCATTGAGCCAAATATCAAGGCCGATAGTACCTATTAGCTGCAATCTGTACTCTTTTTCATTCTCATTCATAGTGTGTGATGTCCTTTCATAAGTTTCCTGTATTCCTTGTATGATATTGAGGTAGGGGCTTTAGGTTTAGCCTTAGCCCCTGCCGTGGCACCTCTTTGGCTTTTTGCTCGTTTCGTGGTGTCGCACTTTCGAGCTTTTGCCCTTTCATATTCCTCGCATAATACGCTGTTCTCGGTTATTTGATGAATTATAACCTCAACTCGAGGATTATCCTTATCAAGTCCAGCGATCATAGAGCCGTCATAATTGACGATGTATTTATCATCATCAATCACGCCAGCAGCTTGCAATATGTCCGAGGTGGCTTGCAATAGGCCGACCAAATCAGGCCAGCTTTTGCGGTCTTGTAAATAGTAGCGGCACAGTACCGATACTGGCCCATGAACAGCCTGCACTCGAGCCAGCTGCACGAGAGCAACTCTCTCATATGCTTTAAACGCTTTTGACGGTAAGAGTACACGTTTATTGTTGATGAGTGCTATTCTGCTGCTGTTCTTTTTCGTTCTTGGTTGGCCCTGTATTACAATTTCCACGATTTCACCTCTATATCTTTTAGATTATTTTCTAATTCTATGTACTAAATTTCGTTATTTTGCCCCCTCTAATTATTCGCTCGATAATTCTATCGTGAGAATTTTAAACTCGCCTTATAGGGCGTTTAAATGAATTTTCATTATCTATGAGAGACGCCCATAAAAATGGCCTCTTGATATTCACCTCTCAGCCTGTCATATATGCGCTGGCTGTAATGGTCTTTAGTCCAGCCCTCGCTATAGTTAGTAGTGAGGATAATCGGCCGCATTCTGTTATAACGGTCAATGATGATACTCTCGACCTTTGCGGATACCCATTCAGATTTTGCATATTCAGCCCCAAAATCATCGAGCAGTAAGAGCGGTATGTTCCGCAGCTTTTGCTCGTAGCTCATGAACGCCACGCTATCGCCTTTTGATAAGGTGAGCATATTATCCAAGAGATTTGGCATTGAGATCATTAAGCACCCTTTGCCAATCGCTAGAGCCTCTTTCAATAGGCACACACCGAGAGAGGTTTTCCCTGTGCCAGCTGGGCCCCTCAATATGAGGCCCTTGCCTGTGTTCAAGTTCTGCTCTAGGTTCTGTCTGTAATCACTCACTATGCGATAGGCCTCGGTGTTTTCCTTTGGAAATGTGCCGTGCTGCTTTAAGTATTCAAAGCTCATGTCATAGTAGCGTTTAGGAATACCAGCAGCCCCATAGGTGTGGCTTTTATCCTTTTGAATAATGACAGGCTTATCATAGATAGGCTTGATAAATTCATAATCAGCTTTGTCCGTGCACCCTGTCGTGTTCTGCTTGCCAATCGACTGCCTCATCTTTTCGATTGCTGCCGTTACGTCTATTTGTTTCATTTTCTAACCTTTGGTTTTTTAGTATGCCCTCTACATAGTTAATTCTTGACTTACCTTTCTCTTTTGCAATATTCACAGCCTCGCTTGTTTCTTGAAAGCCGTATTCACTCACTAGATCATCAAGTATGCCTTTCACATAAGAAGAGATAACCCCAAAATGCTCAACCCATAAATCATAGATTTCGATATTAGAAACACAGGGAGAGGAATTTTCCTCTTTTCCCTTTTCTCTAGTTGTAGATATAGTTATATCTCTATCTCTGTGTCTATCTATATCTATAACTCTATCTATATCTCTATTCTCTTTCTCTATCTCTATCTCTCCGTAACAGGTTTGTAACGGATGCGAACATTCGTGTAACATTGGTGTAACATTGTTACATTGTGGCGTAACAATGTTACACTCTAATTCTTTCGATTTATTGCGTAGTTTCCGCATTCTACTTGCTGCGGCGGTTTCTGAGCCTGTGTTATTGTTCGCCTCTGGCAAGTAATATTCATCGGCCTCACATTCCAAAAGTAAACCATTTTTTAATAAATAATTTACAGTTATTTGAACGTTTTGCTCGTCCTCATCAATATCGAGAGCAAGCTCAGATACAAAAGTTTCCTCGTAGCCGTCAAAGTACAACTTGCCGCCGTCCGCAATAGATCGCAATAGCATTTTTAAGTAAATGACGGCGTAAGTATCACCGCCAGCCACCCTACGCAGCCGCTTAATTTCTTTTTTTTGAAAGAAATCTTTATGCAACCTAAACCAGTAATATCTTTTTGGGTCTGCCATATATCCCCTTTCTATTTCGTTGGTGCGAATGTAATCACGTTTCTATTGCCTACATGTCGATACAAGCCAATTTGTAGGCCGTAGTCTAAAATACTTTTTACTGTATTGGCTGGTATGCCTGTTTTCTTTTCGATACGCAGCATAAAAGTAGGTGTGTAAGGAATATCAGCCACCTTGAATACTGCGATATAATCTCTCACTTTCACCCAATCAGCACCGAATTGAGCGAGCATTTTATCATTGTTATTCATGGCCTACCACCTCGCCTGTGTTGGCGTCGATGATTTCGCCTGCTACGTTGTAGGTATCGCCGCTGTGTTCCTCTGCTGCAGGTTCCTCATATTCAGCGTCGATAGTTTCACCGTCAAAGCTCACATCGAAATCGCCGTTTTCATTCATTTTTACGATGCCGCCGTCATTAGCGAGTGCTTGGTTCATTTGAATGCTTTCAATGCTTAATGGGCCATATTTAGAAAGTAGGCGTTTGAGTACAGTTTTCTCGGCCATAACATTGAAATCTGCAAGGCCCCATTTGTCGGTGCCCCCTTTGTAGTTCTGGCTGTATTTTTTTGCATGCGCTTGCATTTCATCAAGTTCCATGAATAGCATTTTCTCAAATCCATTTGTGAGTTTGAAATATGCTAGATAGCCGATTACTTTGTCGCCTGTGCGCTCGCCAAATTTAAATTTATTAAGTAATCGATTTTCATATTCTAGCTCGCCCTCGTATACTGTATTAGATCCAATATCAACATATTGGTTACTGCGTTGGGCTAGTTGGATATAACCCTTATAGCCAAGCTGGAACTGTGCAGCGCCTTTATATGGCACGATATAGGCAAAGCCCAAGCTCTGATTAATTGGTAGGTCTAGCATAGCCGCCTGTGCAGCTGCGCCGATTACTGTGGCAGGGTCTGCTTTCATCAAATAATTATTGTTATTTGTAACCGCTATAATACTTGAGATAAATCCAGCTGCCTTTTTGCCAAGCATTTCCTCGAATTTCTTCTTGAAAGCTGGCGTTTCAAGCATGCCTTTTACTGTTTTAGCCTCTTTTGCAGCTGTGATAGTGTTTTTCTTTAATTCAATACCTGTTGTAGTTGCCATTATTTAATATCTCCTATAATCAATACTTTTCTTTCAAAATCAATATTTACTATGGTCGCCACTTTAACGCCGCAATTTCCTATAACTTTTACCTCGAAATCATAAGGAACCGCCTCGAGCAGCTTTCGTAAATCGTGAGTTTTCATTATTTCACCTCAAATCGGCGGCTAGGTTCGCCCTGTTTAATGTAATTTGTATATAATTCTGGGTAATCTGTTTTAAAAGTCTTGCTGTCGAAAGTTTCTCTAGGCTTGCTGGTTTTCCACGATACAACGTATTCGCCAGCCGTCGCCTTTTCATTGTCTTTCATGTAATCTTTTAAGAGGTTTTCAATGCCTCGTTTTTGAGTTTCTAACTCTGTAAGCTGTTCTTTAATTTTTAGGTAATCAAGTACAGCGTTACTATATGCAGCAGGTAGCTCTATAGCTTTGCCGTTGCTGTGTTTGTATAACTTTTTAAGAGCCTCGCCGCAAGCCTTGCTATCATCTGGCGCTGGCATGGTCTTAGTTTCGACTAACCGCCAAAATTCCGCCCCTGTGTCAATGATTGCTTGTATAATTTCCTCATTACGCTTGATTTCTTTGTAGTAGAATGTATTACCACCTACCAAGCAGGCTATCCACCAGCTCGCCTTACCAGTAACAGCCATATAATGCTGGCATTGGATATAATATGCATCTGGTACGTTGTCGCCTTGCCATTCCTCAGCCTTGAAAGCGTTCGCTGTCTTGCATTCAAGCCCAGCGTCAAGGCCTACGATTTCCCTATCGATATTAGCTAGCAAGTAAGGGTATTCCTCACTCTGCAGAGTGAAATTATTATTTCTAACCTTGTACCCTGTGCGCTTTGCGAACTCTTGCGCCACAATGTCCTCGAGGATAGTGCCCCAGTACATTGGCTCGCTTTCTTTCTCCTCTACTGTGTCGCTGGTTTTGTCTAGCCACACATCGAGAGGGCTGCGCCATTGATTGACGCCAAGCACGGCGCTCATGTCAGAGCCGCCCAGCCCTAGCTTACGAACCTTTAACCATTCCTCTCGAGTGGCGTTTTTACTGTCAAAAATCTTTTTGAATGTCATGTGTGATGTTCCTTTCTTTGACTTTTAACGATAATTAATATAAAATCAGAGTGTGTGATGTTCCTTTCACTTAGTGATTGGGATTATGAGCTATTCGCTTTTTGCGAATGGCTCTTTTTTTATGCCATAAGCCAGATCACTAAGCCGAGGCAGTAAATAGTGAATATCATTGATGTAGTCATACATAATGCTGCTAGTACCTCGATTACCATTTAATAAAAGCCTCACCTGTACACCACCAATAAGCAGTAGCAAAGAAAAACCAAAGCATGCCAGCCGTGAATAGTAATAATTGCCAGTCTTTCGGCTGCTTATCTCTAAGTGCTCTACGTTTAGCTCGTTTTTCCGCTGCTCTTAATCTGTGTACTCTCATTTTGATATTTCCTTTCTTTCCATTCCTCAAAATCTTTTAAATTTTGAGGGTTATTGTAAAAGTTATATATTTCGTCTATAAGTAGCTGCATATCATTTACCTATAAAGCGATTAATAAAATACTGTTGCCCTTTGCCTGTTACTTTAGGCGTCTTATTGAGGCTTACTCTGCCGTCTGAATGCGTGATAGCTGTTTCTTTAATTCTGAATAGCCCCATTTCCATAGCTCGCTGTGTCGGTGAATTATAAGAGCTGCCTTTTCGTGAGATTAAAAATCCCTCATTTCTCAATCGCTCGAACAGTCTATTTTGTCCAATGTTGTGGCCGTTTTGATTTAAGAGTTTCGCTAGATCACCGATTAAAATATCGGTATCGCTAGTACTTACTGCGTCGGCGAATAATACTTTCGGTTTCTGTTCTTCTAGCAACGCTTTTGTTTGGTTATGTGCCTCAATTTCGTTAGCGTATGCTTTTAAGGCATCCGGCAACGTTCTAGGGATATCCATGCTGTATGTTCCATATTTGCGTAAGCTAGGAAGTACATCACTTGTTACCCAACGTTTGAATTGTTTTGCGTTTGGTAATTTGCTAGATAGTACCAATGAATAAAGTCCGCTTTCATTAATCAAAATCGTTTCTTTATTTTGATTACCATCAAACACCATTGCCTTTGTTCTATCTTCTTCGTCAGTATGTCGGTTTACATCTCGACTACCGTTTTGGTATCCGAGAGTATCGGCAACATCCTTCGCAACAAACCAAGGTTCATCGCCTTGTAATAAAACTCGTACATTTCCAAACATTGCATTATTAAATACTTGTAATTCGTTCATACTTAATTACCTTATTCTGAAAAAATAATATTTTGATATAATCACCTTGAAAGGAGGTGATTATATGCAAGCGACTATCAAATTAAAGGATGGCGAATATATCGGAATTGATAACTTACAACTCATACGCCAACATGAGTCTACCTACGTAAAAGCAATTGATATTACTGATTTCGAAAACTTTAAGCTATATCAAACGCAATATACTTTTATTGGTAATACAATCCATTTGTTACATTCCGATGATATTGTGTATATTTCCTTTGAAAAATAATTAGCGTAAGACTAGATTAAGAGTGCACTCACAAGTGTGCTCTTTTTCTAATTCAGCTATAAGCTTTACAATTTCCTTGAGTTGTTCTTTTGTACTTGTCTCTGCATTAATAACGACAGTCATTTTGTTTACGACTCCTTTCTGCTGCTACTAACGTTGTTAGTGGCTTTATCTTCTTTCACTTAATTTCTGATATAAGCTCAACGGCTTAAAGCGCACGTCCAGCAACTACAATAATCAAAATTCCTGTCAGCACGAGCCCTATAATATATCCGATGACAAACTCCATATTTTCACGTCCTTTCTACCTATAAAAAGTAATCAACTGTTACGCCGAAATAATCAGCGATTTTCTTTAGTGTCGAAATACTAGGTTTGTAAAGTCCTTGTTTCCAAGCCGTTGCCGATGATGTATGAATATCTAAATCCTTACACATTCGATAGGTTGTAATACCATGCTCATTCATGAGCTTTTCGATTTTTTTGTACATTGATTAATCACCTCTTTTTTGATATATTAAAAATAGTTAGTATTTATTAGCTAACTTATACGATTTATTTTGTGTGTTTTATTAGTTATCTCGTATTTGTTAGCTACCTTGTGATTACATAATAACTCACATTTGCGAGATAGTCTAATTAAGCGTTCATAAAAATTTTAAATAGAGGTTTAACAATGGGTAAAAATATAGTTTGGGAACGCATAGAGAGCTTGATAAACAGAGAGAATATCAGCGCTTATAAGCTCGGCAAAGATACAGGAATATCTACAGCCTCGCTTACAGATTGGAAAAAAGGCCGCTCGTCGCCTAAATTTGATAAGCTAAAGACTATCGCCGATTATTTCGGAGTATCTGTGTATTATTTGACTGGTGAGGTTGAGGGTTTTGACCCTGCACGGCAACAAAAGATAGATTTTCTAAGGAGCTGCGGCGTAGATATTGATTTATCACACTATGACGATGACTCTATAGACGATTTATATGTCGCCTATGCATTACACAAAGATGTGATCCATAATTTACCGCTGCCAGAAATAAAAAAAGCGCCCCCTGCGATGTTAAGCGTAGAGAGCGCCGACGGAGTAAATCTAAAAGCTGTGCTAGAGTATAATAATATATTGTCATATGGTGGGCACATTGTAACCGATGAGGAACGTGCCACGATAAAAGCGTTAATTGAGGCTTATCTAAAAACAGAGTAAAAGGGAACAGTAAGGGGAGTTTTGTATATGAAAAAGTTAATTGTTGCTGCATTGTTGGCTTTGTGTATTATGCCAGCAGCCAAATAAAAAAAGCCCCTATCAAGGGGCTTTATTTCTACCTAAAACAAAAATAACCGCCATGGATAGCGGCCTCGGCGGTTATTTTAAGATATACATTTTATTATTTTTACTAAATTAATTATATCACTAAAAGGAACATTACACAATGACAAAAGACTTACAAACAGGCGTTATATACGCCAGATATTCAAGCGATAAACAAAGAGACGAGTCCATAGAGGGCCAAATAAGAGAGTGCACAGAGTACGCTCAACGTGAGGGCATATTGATTACCAAAATATACACAGATAGAGCCCTTTCTGCTCGTACTGATAACCGCCCAGAGTTTCTACAGATGATACGAGATAGTGCTCATCAATCATTTAATTATGTGATCGTGTATCAGCTCGATAGGTTCAGTCGCAGTCGTGAGGATAGCGCCAAATACAAAGGCATATTACGACGTAATGGTGTTAGAGTGTTAAGCGCAAAGGAACATATCACCAATGAGCCTGCTGGCATTATTCTCGAGAGTATGCTCGAGGGTATGGCTGAGTATTATTCTGTGGAGTTATCCCAAAAGGTTAAGCGTGGCATGACTGAAAACGCATTAAAAGGCAAGATGAACGGCTCGGCGGTTCCGCTCGGTTATGACTTAACAGAAAGCCACCATTTAGCCGTGAATGCTCATGAGGCTAAGGCGGTAAGGTTAATCTATGACTTATACCTCAAACAGCACTCTATCGCTAAAATTAGCGATATTTTGCACAGTAAAGGCTATCTAACAAAGCGAGGCCGTAAGATTTCGCCGAGTGTGATAAAGACTATCCTATCCAACGAAAAATATATAGGTGTGTACAGCTGGGGCGATATTCGTATCGAGGGCTCAATACCGCCTATTATCTCGAAAAAGGTATTTGATGAGGTGCAGCAGGTTATGCCTACCCGAATAAAGAATAAAGGTCGACGCTCTGAAATGTACAATCTCTGCGGCAAGCTCGTTTGTGGTGAATGTGGCGGCCATTATATGGGCTCTACAGCTACATCACGCAACAAGGAAAAACACTATTATTATGTGTGTACTAATCGCCGTAAATATCACACTTGCACAGCGCCAAATATTCGCCGAGATGAGCTCGAGGACTTAGTCATTAATAGGACGCTTGAAATTCTAAATCAGCCCTCAAATATCGCTCGTATAGTTGATTTAGTAATGTCTGGGTATAATAACACTACCAAAGAGGCAAAAATCGCTATGCAGGGCATAAATGACAAAATTAAGGCTATTGATACAGAATTAAATAACTGCATGACTGCCATTAAGCAAGGTTTTATTACTGAACGGCTAAAAGGTGAAATAGAAAACCTTGAGAGTGAACGTAATAACCTATTAGAGCAAAAAGCGAACCAAGAGAGCGCCTTAATACCTATCAAATTTACAGCAGATCATATCGAGTATTTTCTCGAAAGAATGGCAAAAGAAAACCCTACCACCAAGGCAGGCCGCTCTCGTATTCTTGATACATTCATTAAGAGCGTAACTATCTATAGTGATAGGGTTGAAATCGTATTTAATTATAAGAATGACTTGCCAGTATTTAATACTCAATGCGCTACTGGTTCGCATTTCGAAGTATTGGTGGGCAACTTACATAATAAAGCGAACCACTTTTATATAAATTCTACCGCCTACCCTATTACTTTAATAGTGCCTTTTGGCTTTTAAAGTATATAATGTATTATATAAGATATATTAGTTATAATACAATGTATTCAGTATAAAAACTCTATAAATGAAAAATAAGGCCTATCGTGCTAGTATCTACTAACTACGATAGGCCTATTTTATTTACCAATCAAAACTCAGAGCTATGTGTCCACCCTCACATAGTAGGGAGATTATGGATCACCTCGATTTCATCGAATAGCGCCAGCTGCACCAACTAGAAAACCAACCACACCACCAGCGGCCCATGTATCACGTTGACGCCGCAAGCGTTGCTCTGTTCGTCTATTGTTTTTGATTTCGTTCTTCAACTCGCTCAATGAGTTGGATGTTTCGGTCAAGGAGCTCTCCTGCTCGGTTATTACTGCTGAGGCTTGCTTCAACTCTTTGCTCTGTTTCTCGTTGATAGCCTTGAGCTCGTTCAATTCCTTGCCCTGCTCTTCGTTGATAATCCTCAGCTCTTTCAATTCGATACCTTGCTTCGCTGTTAAGGACTGAGCTTCGCTCAATGATAAGCTTGAGCTCTTGATTAAGCTGTTTGCTTCTATCGAGTTCTTTTTGAGCTCGTTCCAGCTGCTCAGAGGCACGTTTATAGTTGGCTCTGGCTGTGAAATATCCACTTGCGAGGCTGCCAATGCTGTAGAGCACAAGCACACACAAAGCACCAATAATAAGCCGCTTAACAGTAACATACGATTTAAGCGTTTCGAGGTATGTCTTACATTTCTCATACATATCTAGCCCCCTATTTAGTCCATATCACTCCAGCGAGCCTCATATCCTCGCACGTCAACATGAACGAAGTCTTGATAGTAATATTTGCCTATGCCGTCGGCGCCGCATTCCTCGGCCACCTGTGCGAGATAATCTACATCTATTCCGTCATAGGTAATATCAGCCGCCACGCCTTGCGTATGGTAAGAATTAGGCACGCCGCCAACCTCTGCATTATGTTCTGGGCATCGATAGCCACTATTGATATAAATCGGCACCCCTAAACGCTCACGAATAGCGTCTAATAGGTCTACAAGACGCTTGTCGATGATATGATCTAGCACATTATGGCCGTTTTCGTCGACCTCATGCCGCTCGCAGTTACAAGAAAATTCGTAATCATCGAAATATTTGCCAATTTTCATTATATACACCTCTATTTCTGCTTTTAACGATAATTTCATAGTGGTTTTATCGTTACTTTTAAAACTTGAACATAAAAGCCACGCTCAACAATGTAAGCGTGGCCTATGCGCTATTATTTTTTTAAAATCATGTCAATTTTGCTGTGTACTACATCGAGTAGCCCAGCGATTGTACTGTTTCCGCCGTCTCTCATATTTTCGAGAATGCTCAAAAACTCAACCGAGCCAAGATATAGCCATACAATATTTACGGCAAACGCATATTGTCCAGCCATGAAATCAAAGCACCACGCCCCAGCCGTAGCCAGGCAATAAGTGAGTACTTTTGTTACGAATGGCTTTCTCATGTGCTTTGAATTAATCAAGCCTTTACCCCATGCCGCAGGAATGGCGATATATTTATCATAGCCGCTTATATTCTCTGGGCTTGCCCCCATGTCAATAAGCATTTGATAGCCAATAGCGGCCCAGCGTGTTATAAGGTCTAGGAATACCAGTATAATGAATATCCCTAGCACTTGCACATGTTTGAGCCCCAGCATATATATTCCGATTTCTGCCACTACAGCGAGCAAGGCTTTGATAGCGAATGAGTCTGTCAGCGTTCGCCATGCCTCGCTCATGAATTGTGTAATTTCTCCCATGTGTTCCCCTTATATCACTATTAAAGCGTTTCTGTAGCACTATTTACATATTTGTTTTGGTTCATATCCCAAACAAAGTATGGGTTTCTTCTATCACCCATAGCGAAATAGCCGAAGCGATAACCCTCACCAGCAATACTAATATATGTGCCAGCAGATACACCGGTTTGACTTTTGAACACTACTAACTCTGGGTTAGCCACATATTCATGTTCAGAGAATTGATGTACTGCCTCACCGCCTTGATTATTGAGTAGGCTGTCGGCGTTTAACAATAATACAACCTTTTTGTCAGTTTTAATTGTTTTCTTTGTGGCCGCTGTAACCTCCCAAGTTTGAGGTGCAAATTTAAAAATAGAGGTTCCGTCATAATTAGATACATCGATGTCTAATTCATCACCAAATTTCTTGTATACTACGCCATTATCGGCTGTATACGTTTTATCTGGTGTTGCATTTGTACTTCTAATAATAAGCGTTTGTTGCTCGTTATCGTTTAGATCATAATATTTGAGTTCGATATTCTTAGGCCCAAACGGCTCTATCGTAACTCGCATGTTATCGCTTTTAAACTCTTTCTTATCACCGCCATTGATTGCTACCTTGAAATGAGGCTCGCCTGTTAGGTCAATATATTCTTGCCCTGTGAGTGGTTGAGTATACTCTAACTGTCTAAATGCAGCGTCTGAAATATAGCCGTTATTAGATAACATTTCAATTAGTTTCGTGATAACAGTATCGACGTGATTATTTTCAAGATATATATTCTTAGATTTTAAAAGCTCGGCTGCTTGCTCTGCACTGCCTGCCTCGCCCTGTAGCCCTTGCAAGCCTCTAGGGCCTCTTGGCCCCTCTGGGCCGTCATCACCTTGTACGCCTTTAGGGCCTCTTAGGCTTTCGAGCCATTCGCTTTCTGTGCCTGTGTAGCCGTGAGATACTGCGATAGCATATGCACTCTTACCAGCACCCTCAACGATAGGCATAATAATATCTTTCCCCATCTTCTCGAGTAGAGGCAAGGCTGTTTCATTATCAATTTTTAATGTCAATGTGTTATCCGCCATAATTAACCCCCTAATTATGCATAGAAATATCTTGAATAAGTGTTATTTTACCGTAGCCGATTTTTATATGCTCGCTATCGTTATAGATAAAAGCGTCATATATAAACTCTTTGCTTTGCAGCTGCTTGGCTGCCGATACATCTCCAGCGAGTGAGAATGTAACGCTTTTCTCCTCTACAGCTGCCGCTAAATCAAATATAACCCCCTCATTAGGGTGTTTTCTGATTTTACATACGCCCTTATATCGAGTGAGGTTCATGTCGCTACCCTCTGGCACCTCATATCTGATATTGAAATCTTGCCCAGAGTGTAGCACGAAATCGTGTTTTATCATGTATGCCCCCTTACTGTTTAGCAATAACTAATACAAATAACTCGCCGTAGGAATAGGTTTCTACGTTCCAGCGTCCTGTACCCTCTGTGCCGTTGCTGCCAGTTGTAGACATATCTAAATATTGGCTTTCTACTACCACTCTACGCTTGCCCTTAATGCCTACATTAACCTTGTTGGTGCGGTTAGTTCTGAAATAAACATCACAGTTACCAACCCAGCGGCTTTTTTGTTTATTAAATTCGTCCATGCTTATGCGTTCGCCAACATTAAAAGGACTGTCTTGTTTAGGTGGAATATAAGGCCTACCTGTGCCTATTGAATATTGATAGCACTCAGTCTGTACATATCCAACTGGAATGAATGTGCATTGCTCCTCTGAAAAACCACTAGGAATAGGGCAATAATCGCCATGCTTAACCTTGTACACTTGAATGTCTATATTCTTAATCTTATATCCAGATTGGAAAATAGAGTTTGCGTCAATGCGTGAGGCTGTTATATTAGCCCCTACGATATTGCCGTTTGGGTCAATTCTGAATGAGCTGTTTGTATTCTTAAATGTGCTGCCTGTAATAGAGCCACCCTTTAAATCGCCAATATTGGCGGTGATAGTTGATAGCTTATCAACTTGCATTTTATCGGCAGTAACCGAGCCAGCCTGTAGCATGCCCTTTGTAATGATATTGTTATCAAATAATGCCTCACCAGTAACGTGTAAGAGCTTGCCGTCTATGCGTGTACCTGCTGGGCTTAGATTGATACGGCTTACAAGTGCAGCACCGTCAAGATTATTGAGTGCATTTGTTACTTTCAGCTCAATGCCGTTAGAAATTTGAGTAATTTGAGAGTTTACATTGCTATTCAAATCACTCACCGAGCGCTGGAATGCGTTCGCTTGGTCGATGAGCTTGCTTTCAAAGCCGTTGACGCTAGTCTTAACTGTGCCAAACTCGCCTTTTAGATCATTGATAGCCTTATCCATATCAGCAAGGCCGAGGCTTTCCATATCGAGTAGGGCTTTATCAATCTTAGCTCGTACTGTAACCATGACAGCCTCACTCGCTGGCCCCTCGCCGAATATATCAACGTAATCCACTTTTACATTGTAAACGCCAGCCTCTAAAGGAATTGTAAGAGCGTTTGTAGTAGTAAAGTATGCCTTACTATCAACGTATACATTAGCGCCCTTACAGCTTGCAGGAATGGCCTCAAACGTAACGCCTATGCCGTTGATATTGCCAGTTGCATTTACATTAGCAGGTACTTTAGGCAAAGACACGTTATAGGTTAATTCAGCAGGCGCTCCATAGCCTTTGGCTGGGTTATGAGCGTACAAATACACTTTACCAGTACGATTGCGTAGTATACCACTATAGGTAGTGTTATTACTGCGACCGATTAAGCCGTCATTTTGCCCTGCGTTAAGGTCTAGCCGTAGCTCGTAATAATCTACATCGGCATTTCTAACCTCTAGCCAGTTAAAATGCGCCATATCGCTAAATGAAATAGAAAAGCCTAGAGGCTTATTCGGAATTTCACTCTTGAGCTCTACAGTAATACTCTTAGATACGCCCTGCGAGGTGTTTCCGTGTGTATCTTTTACAACCGCTTTAACCTCGTATGTATAGCCTAATTCACAGCCGCTTATAATGACTTGCCCCTCGCCTGCACCGCCATATTTCCATGTTCCGCTAGGCTCTCTATACCAGATTTCCACAGTATCAAGGCTGTTGATATGTGGTACATTGAACTCTGCCACCACATCGAATGACTTAACCCTATTAGTGATCTCGTAGTATTTAGTGTATAGCGTGAGGTCTGTAACCTCTGGAATAAAGTACGGCGTCAACGTGTATTGATAAGCCTGTACCTCGTCGAGCTCTTGCTCGTTGCTGCCGAATAGGTTCATAGAGGTAAATTTGAGGTGTATTGTTTTACCTATATCCTCTTTACGATATGGGTATCTAAATAAAGCCTCATCTACACGAATAAACCGCTCGCCAGCGTTATGACTAATTGCATTAGTGCCATATTGTCCACGCACGAGGCCAGTTAATGAAAATTGATTATTAGGGGCCATAGTAGCCCCCTCATAACTAAACGCCTCGCCATTTACCCAGCAAAGCGTATTCGCTCGCTCTGCGTCTATATGAGTACCGCCTTTAAGCATTCCTTGATTAAGAGTAACCTCGCAGGCGTTCGCTGTTTCATTGAATGCCAATCGAGTGCGGCCCATGCGTGCTTGTTGCGTAATAGAACCTATGCGGCTGTAATTTTCGCCTGTATCAGATAACCATACAGAGCAGCCGCCCCAGCCACTTGGTGCGTTGACGCCTATAAATACTTGATTGCCGCCTACATCGCCTACAGTTTGGAATATAGCCACATCGTTGACGCTTGGCGCTGCTTGGTTGTAATCAATAAAAGGCCGCTCGTTCTCATGCACATCATAGCGAGCTGGTGCATAAGTACCAGCAGGCTTGCCCTCAGCCGTAAATTCGAGCTGGCCGTCGGCTGCCTCGTTTACAGCTGTAATAACTACAATCTGCTTATTTAATTGGCAGGCCTCATCTGTGAGTGTTACTAAGTCGCCTACCTCGAGAGTACAGAAAGCCCAATCAAGTCTAAATGTGTATTGAGTTTTAGCATATAGGCGTTTCATAGCTAGCTGTTCAGCGTAGTATTGAGCCCTCGCTTTTGTATAAAGGTAGTGAGCCGTTTTCTTTGAGGCAGGTTTTAAGCCGTTGCGTTGTACATCGGCCACCACCTCAAAAGATACTGTTTCTTTCTCGTAGCTGTTGGCACGATTAATAAATTCGACTGTAGCCTCGTTATAGGCCTCGCTTGTATCTTTACGCTTATAAAGGATAAGCTGGCCGTCTGTTCCTGCGATAAAATCATCTGCCGTGAGGTTGTATTGAATTTGGTTCGCAGGTGTCCATGTACCTATTGGCTTATCGGCTAAAGGTACGATTTTAAGCCTGTCAGTACTCCAAAATACAAGGCTATTAGTAATCTCGGCTATATCGTTAATAATCTGCTGCGCTTTAGCGCTCTTTTGAGCAGGTGGTGTACTGATTAATATATCAGCAGCCTTACAGTAAGCTCTAAAGTTTTCAATACCCTCAATCTGCACATCTGCCCCAACTGATTGCAGCACATGCTCGATATAGTCAGCTGGATTGACGTCTACGCCATCGCCTGTATCTCGTAACTTGCCATATACCTCAAAATTATATTGAGGTAGGCTCCCTCTGTCGCCCAAATCAACCACACCAGCCATATATGCGAGACCGCTATAAGGCAAGGCTTTTTCTGGGTGTTTTGATGTCATATAAGGCCATGGTGCTTGGGCTACTGCTCCATTGAATAAGGTTAGTTCGATTTTCTCATTAGGGTATTGATATACCTCTTTATCTCGCCATACCTTGCCAATACCAGCAATAGGCCCCTCACACAGAGCAATAGCTGCCGCTACTGTGTAAGTGTAGCTTATATCTGTATGCTTAGAACGTCCGCCCTTACCAGTTCTCGTAGTGGTTTTATGCTCATGAGCTGTGAAATCTTCATAATCAATGATGTTACCGCTTACTCGAGTGGTACCAAGTATCTCTGGAACCACCTCGCCATATGAGGCTGTATTGATTTGAAAGTCAGCGATCATATCGGCTCGGCTAGTTGTGCTTTTGCCTTTAAATAAAAAGCCCATTATTCACGCTCCTCTCTATATCTATACACGGCTCTCAAACGTGAGCGGCCTTTCTTATCGTAAAAGAGTACATCATCGAGCTTAGAAATAATCACGCCATAGTCTACGAAAGCATGAATTACTAATCCCTTACCGATATATATAGCGCCGTGCGAGATACATCGGCCGTATTGATATAGCATAAAATCGCCAATTTCAAGCGGTGCGCCCTCTTTCACCTCATCGGCTACTTGCTGCACATACTTGAGGTATTTCTCCTCAGAATGGTGCAAATGCCACTCGTTTGAGTAGTTTTCTATCTGTAATCTATCTGCTTTCATGAGGCCACTATCAACCACCGCAGCCACTAATAAATAAGAGCAATCGACGCCAGCACCCTTTACCATTGAATTATTGGCGTATGGTGTGCCTAGCCATGCAGCAGCAGCTTTTGCTATCTTTTCGCCAGTTGTTAAAGTATTCATCGTATGCTCTCCTTTAGTGGTACGTAAGGCGTCGCCCTGTTTCTGTTCCAGTTATTGAATTTATTCTTGCATTCTGTAGGCGTCTTATTACAGCCAGCGTATATATAGAATTGGTCGCCAACTCTTGGGCTTACCTCGAGAGCGCTCATGTACAGTATTACTCCGTCAACGCTTTGCAATATCTGTGTAGATTGCCCTGCTAATGGGCCAGTAATCCAATCAATGCCGCCAGCTGTGTAATATCCATTTGCAAATTGTAAGTCAATTCGTATGGAATTAGGGCCAGAGCCTAACGCTGTAACCTTACCGCTTTTTCTAAACTTTGAAATATCAACGCCGCACTCTTTTGAATACACACTAAAGGGGCACTGTGGATAATACCGCCGATTTGGGTATTCAATATTGAGCTTTTGCACGATTGATTTAACATTTAGCTTTAAGGTGAGGCCGCCGCCCTGACTAACCTCACATAAGCCAGTAAATAACCCTACAGCGTCGATAATAGTATAGTTATCATCAAAAAACGCTCGTTTGAGCGTCATTTGAGCGCCGTCAAAGCCACCATTATGAGCTACAGCCATAATAGGAACGCCGCCTATTTTATCCTGCTCATTCGTGGATATGCTAACCGTCATTTTATCAACGCTCACCGTGCTATTAGTGGCTATCTTATCCCTTACGATAATAGGGCCGTCTGACTTATAGATTTGACCGTTATATGATACATCTGCGTCGCTATCGGCCCAGTAGTAAGTAACACCACTACGCAAGCGCAACTCGTAAAGGTCGCAACTCATGAAATATTTATCATTATTGAGGTGCTGCCGTAGTACCTCGTTTACCTCTTTCATAAATGCACCCCCTATCGAGTTGATATTAACTTAAATGACTTAGATTTATAAAAATTTGTAAAAATATACTCGGCTGTCATATCACCGCTGAACCTTACCAGCCAATAATAGGTATAATCGGCTGTAATGACTGCATTCGGCGCAACTGTCTGGCCTGCTGCCAGCTTAATTACGCCTTTATCGCTAACAGCTCGAATAGGTGAGCCATTAGCGTATAATTTAAGGTTTTCAACGTGATATACAGGCTCTAGGAAATCACCGAACTTTCGCACGGCTTGCCATGAGCCCATTGAGCCAGTACCGAGCTGTATGCCTTTCTCGGCGTTATCCTCTGGATCTAACCACAAAAAAGGAACTGTACCGCCTTTAGTCTTAGAATAAAAGCCCATAAGTTCCTTATATTGTGAAGGTGTTAGCACCTCAAACTCTGTGGAAATGGTGTATTGTGGATATTTCCAGTTTGTCATGGTGCGAACCTTTCCAGAGCCAGAGGTCTTTGTCTTGGTATCCCATTTCTGGGCCTTTTGTGATTTCCAAGCCAAAGAGATGATAGTAGGAAATTTTAAATATTCAGCCATAATCACCACGTTCCAGCCGTGCCAATAAATTCACGGTCTTGATTTACAAGGAATTGACGCAAAGCTCTGCCGCCTCGTGTTTCGAGGAATGAGCCAAAGCTCTCGGCATCGATAGCGCTCACGTTGAGCGTAATGCCACCGCCTGCGCCCATGCCACCATTAGAGCGATTAATGCCCTCGCCTAATCGGTCGAATACTGTATCAGATAAAGGCAATACAGCCTCTTCATATTTACCCTCACCGATTTGGGCTATTGTGGTGCCATATGCAAGGCCGCCCTCTGCCATTTTTGGCATGCTTTTTGAGCCGAACATAGAGCTAAAATTTCCACCGTCTTTGAGTGAACCGCCAAGATTGCCAACGCTACTCAACGACGTGGCCTGTGCTATACCTGCAGCCGTGCTGCTACTCCATGCAGCCATGCCAGCAATCGCACTGGCGCCACCTGTTGCCATACTAACTTGTTGAGCTAGTTGAGACCATGCAGGAAGTTGAGCCTTTGCCGCTGCAATGCTGGTCGTCGTTTGTTGCGATTGTAGCATTTTGCCAAGTACGGCCTGCTTAACTTGTGCCGCTATCCATTGAGCCAAACTATCGGCGATTGTTTTCAGAATAGCTTTACCCATATTTTGGAAAGCCTGCGTTATTGTCATTGTGCCCTGCAAAAGTCCAGAAATGCCCTCTTGCAATTTATCAATGCCAGCGCTTGCCGCATCCCATAAAAGCTGTTGCGTATTTAAGTGGCTATCCATTACAGCTTGCTGGTATTCGTTTAACAATTCCTTGCGTAGATCATAACTTTGTTGGGTTTCTACATACTCATCGTTGAGCGCCGATTTTAACGCCTCAAAGTTCTGTGTGCGCATAGCTTCGTCAATGTTCCATTTTACTTCTGCTTGCGTGCGCTGTAACTCGAGGTATTTATCGTTGTAATCACGATGAACTGCGAGCAATTCCTCAGTCTTTTGCTTTTCGAAATCAACTCGGCCGTCCTCTGTCATTTCAAACTGAATGCCTCGTTCTTTCAGCGTGTCAATGAAATGCTGTTGCTGCATTTTGTTCATTTGTACAAAATCATCGCTGTATTTATCCCATTTGTCGCTGATTGCGTCTATAGCGTCGGTGTATTCTTTGGTGAATTGCACCATAGGCGAGGCCTGCCCTGTGCTATCCTTAACCGCTAGGCTTAACTCGAGGTCTTTTCGCATATCACGAACAGTATTCTCAACCTCTCGCAGCTTTTGTGTTTCCTCCTGTTTGGCTTTAATGCGTTTCTCAGCATACACGGCGTTCAATAGTTCAAGGTCTTGCTGATAGTTAGCATTGGCTGCTTTTGATTTGTCCAGCTCATCAAGTTCTTTCTTATACTCTAATTCGAGCAATTCCTGCTTATTGCCGAGCATTTCAAGGTACGATTGCAGGATTTTCTCGTGCACTTGCTTGGCCTCTTTTTCGAGGTCTTTGCCTGCGCTACCCTTACCGCCGCCACCTTTGCCGCCTTTACCACTACCACCGCCACCGTCTGAACCGTCGCCGCCACCGCCGCCTACGTCGAGATCACCGCCACCGCCAGCAGATAAGCCGCTAAACACTTGCGAGGCCATATCGCCAGCAGTATTCACAATATCTTGCACTGTATCAGCTGAAATAGTGTCAACTTGTGCTATAGCTGTGAATGTACCGCCAAAGAATTTGGCTACTTTATCACCTACGCTGTTGAGTTTAGCGATAAGCCAGTTCAATGCGTCGATAATCTTATTCACGCCCCATACAGCCGTATGTACGATAGTAGAGAATACCGAGCTCAATGTAGCCCCAAAGCCATTGCCAGCTGCTGCCGCTGTAGCGAATACTGTAACCAGCGTTACAAGTACAGAAATCAATAACCCTACAGGGTTAGCTCTCATCACTACATTTACAACTTGCTGCGCTGCCGCTGCCGCTAGTGCACCACTACGCACAGCAATATAAGCACCTCTTACGCCAAACAATATGGCTGTTAGTGCTGCCGTTACTATTGATGTGCCAGCCATTGCAGCTCTTAATACTGCCATAGCAGCCGCATGTACTTTCGTAGCCGTAGCCGAGGCTACCTCTGCCACTCGTAACGCCACTACTTTAACAGTCAAAGCCGCCGTCTGAGCATTACATAAAGCAACTGCCGCCCTATAAGTGGTAAATGCTACCACTACGGCCAATACTGCTGCCGACACTCTCGGCATAGTAGTTATAAACAAAGAGCCAAAGCTGCGCACAGTCTGAGTAATGGTAGAAACAGCAATTCGTAAGCCTGCAAAAGCTGCACTAATTAAGCCTATCGAGCCTTGTGCAACTACCGCCATACCTCTGATTGCTACGCCTACGCCCTCGCTTAACGCTTGGAACTCGCCACTTTGTGGAATAGCTGAAATCTGTTCAAGTACAGGCTGAAAGGCTTGTATTAGCTCGTTTTGAATAGATTGCCCTACCTCTGCGAATGTCATTGGAATTTCGGCAAATTTTGCGTTTGTTTCCTCTGCACTATTAAATAGAGCCTCTTTGATAATGTCAGAGGTAATAAGGCCTTGTGAGCTCATTTCCTTTAATTGGCCTACAGTCATACCCATTTCATTGGCAATAGATTGAGCCAATAAAGGTGCATTCTCCATAATCGAGTGGAACTCGTCGCCTTGTAACTTACCTGCTGCCATTGCTTGCGTTAATTGGTACATCGCTGCACTAGCCTCTTGTACGCTGGCGCCAGAAATTTTGAATTGCTTATTAAGCTGCTCTACAAAGGCGATTGCCTCATCGTTCGAGCTGAATGCGTCTTTTGCCAGCATATTGAGCTTTGCCACGCTGTCGGCCATATCGGTATAGCTACCTCGAGAGCGTTGAGCCGCATCAAATACCTTGTTCATGATCTCGGCTGTGGTTTGTGTGCCGTCATTGATAAGGTTAATTCGTGAGCGTATGCTTGTTAGTTCGTCGGCTGTCTGTGCAGCTGCTACAGCTACATCTTTTACAGCATTAGCCGCTAGGCCTATGCCAGTAACAGCGCCAGCGAATTGCAGCCCTTTGTTCATCTGAGATACGATTGATTTTATCTCTGCACGAATGCCAGCCGCCTCTTTTGCTACTCGATTGCTCGCCTCTGCCACGCTTTTAGGTAGTTCAGAGCTTATCGTATTAGCCACCTTATTGACTGCTGTCGTAGCCTCTGAACTGTCAGCACTTATGCGAACATTAATATTACTATCTGCCATTTTCTATATCTCACCCCCTGCCTCTCTAAACTCACGGATAAAGTCCGCCTCTGCTTGCCGCTTTTCGGCCTCTGTAGGCGGATATAAAATATCAATAATTTTCTTTGGCTCGATTGGCTCTGATAATTGCGTATTCATGATATTAGCAACCCAGAAAGCTCGGTTCATATCATCTATTTTTTGCTTGCGTTCATAGCCTCTCACGAGCTTTTTAAACTCGATAGGCTGTAATTTCATGAACTCCCAAGGCCGTAGCCCTAGCACGCTATACGCCATTTCCTCAGCATTTCGTACCCATAAAGAAAAAGAGGGGGCGCTTTGGCCCCCCTCTAGTTTTTTGTTTGTGCGGCCTCATTTTCGATAGCTACCTTATCATCTGGCGTGAGCTCATTTGGGTACATTTCATAGTACATTTTGGAACCCAAAGCACCACTTGCAATGATCGCTTGCATAAGTGGCGCTTGTAATGATAATAGGCTCATGTTTTTTGTTTCATCGGATAAAAGCTCATCGAATAGCTCGTAATATTGTTGAGCGTTGCGTCTGTGCTGTTTCATGCCGATTGCATAGCCTGTGATAATGCTATTAATAGGCCATATGCTCATTTGTAAGAGCGTCCCAACAGGTTGCCCTACAGCAGCCTCAAACTCCATGAGGCGCTGCATATTAAACATTAAATATTCGCCATTTTTAAAGAAATCACAATTTACTTTTTTCATATTTTAAAAACTCCCTTTTTAGCGCTAATTAAGGAATATTACAGGTATATAAGGCTACCTATTAGCCACCAATGCCAGCGCCTGCTGGTGCTGCTTGTAATTCAGATAATGGGCCAACGCCGTTTAAAGAGCCTTTATAAGTCGCTACGCCGTCATGCGGTGTTTGGATAGAGAGCTCTGTAACAGAGGCGATGCCTGTGAAAAATGTTTTATCTGGATATTCAAATTTGATGTGTACATTGTCGCCGTCAAGAAATGCTTTTTCTAAGAGTTTCAAGCTCTCCTCTCTAGGCATGAGCAATGTTTCAATAGAAAAGCTCCATTCTTTAAGGCCTGCAATAGTAGATTTCCAACCGCCAGAGCCTTTATGAGATGCGTCGATACTGTCAGCTTTTCGAGATAAGTCGCCAGAGCGTTGACCGCCTAATAATAGCCATTTAGCGCCTGCTTTTTCGTCTGTGCCAACATTCAAATATAATAGGTAGTTCTTGCCAGCCGTTGGCATATCTACTGCCGCTGGTTTATACAATTTTGTTTCTGCCATTAATAAATACCCCCTTTAGTATTTAGGTTTTCTTTTAAATCGTACATTTTAGCCTCAAATCGGTATTGCGTACCAATAAAAGGCCTCATGCTGTCGTGATCGTCTATTTTATTTGTGCAGCGAATATCGATAATTTGATAGCCGCTATCTTGTAATACGCAAAATTCCTCATTAAGTGCGCCGCAAGCCTCACGAAAAGCAATAATTACTTTCTCGACTTGGCTCTCTAATGCGGCAATCTGCTCATAAGCTACATCGAACTCATGACTATCTGATTTAGTCCATACCTCAATGTAAAACTCTTGTTTGAGCATATTATGCACGTTATCATCGGCAGGCGTTGCCTCGCCTCGTCCTAGCATTACCATTCCGAGAGCGTCTACTCCAGCCGTTTGAGGCGCTAAAAAGCCGAGCTTAATTTGTCCATTAAACTCGGCTTTCTCTAATGCGTATTTAATTTTCTTCAATAATTCGAGCCACATATTAGCCACCTCGATATAAAGGTATATTTCTATACCCTGCATACTTAGTAGGCTGCCCTGTGAGCTGTTCCGCTGTGATTTGGTTTTCTAAAACCGCTATTCTATCGTTGATATACTTTAGTTTCTTAGAGTAATAATCGTCATCGGAACCATTACGGCTATATTGTCCAATCAGAGAGGCGGCTTTATTCATACAGGTTTCTCGGTAACAATATAATGTAACCAATTCATCTGCAACAAAAGAGCGGATAACATCGCCCTCTTGCACGCCTAACTTTTTAGCCAACACATACAGCCAACTCTCTGCTTTCTTTAAAGTGGTTTCTAGCACGTTGGGGCCTAGTAGCTCATCATCGAATACCATGTTTTGAAATTCGTATAACATGTATGTACCCCCTTACAGTTTAATGTGCAGCTCTGTTCGCTTGGTTCCTAGCTCTACATTTCGAGCAATCTCGCCAAGCGATACATTAACAGCTTTTGAGAATATATCATGAACAGCCTCACGGCTATTGTCGAGAGCCTCATATAAGAATGGGTCTGGCTTAGTGCCTCTATGAAATACACGTTTTGCAAAGACAAAGCCATTACCACCATTAGGAACCCAGCGAAGCACTTGTTTCCCTTTTGGAAATATCTCGTGCGCTCGTGTTCCCTCATGCACGAAAGGCCCATAGTATGCTACATCATTGTCGATATATACCTCTGCTGTCTTATCGCCAATCATACGCACGTCTATAGCTCTTTCTAATTGTCCGCTCTTAGAGGTAAATCTGTGAGTGCGTTGCGCCTCTTCCTGCACCTCTCGAGCGCTGGCTCTAATCGCTTGCCTTAACCGCTTTTCAAATACCTCTCTAGCGTTCATGGTTATTCTTCGGCTGCTTTAGTTGCCTTTTTCTTAGGTTTAGCAGCCGCCTCGCTGTCATTGTCGAATGCAGGCTCTAAGATAAAGCCCTCATCTAGCCACAATTCGAGCGTGTACTCATCATCTGTGTATCGAACCTCATTCAGTCGGATAAGTCTATATTTCCCCATGCGTTACCCCCTAATTAAGCGCCAAAGTTAGCCCATACAGTCGCTAGGCGATTTTTAGGCACCCATACATCATGGAATTTACGATAGTCAATGCCCCAAGCGTTCGCTTGTTGGTTAATTGTTGGGTCGAAAATGCGCATTGTATCTGTTTTAGATACTGCAATAGCTGCACGGCGAGACATGATAATCCAGTTGATAGCTTTCGCCGCTGCGTCAGCTTTAAAGCCGCCTTTTTCTTGGCCGCTAGTTTTGCCGTCATTGAATACATATTGAGATTTCATGCGAGCGCTAGGTACAGCAATAATAGGAATACCATTATAAGTACGTACACGAGTGTTATATGCACCATGTTCAAAGCTCGCTACATCAAGCATGCCTTTAGCACCTGCTGCACCATTCAATACAGATTGAACACGAGTATTCATAACGATTACTAAGTCGCCTGTTTCGCCTACTAAGTCCTCGATTTCTACAATTTCTTTGTTTAATTGGTCGATGATGTTAGCTGCGCTTGGTGTGAAAGCGTCTGTTTTGCGGTTGCCTTGTTGAGCGTAAGCAGCAATTTTAGAGTAGCGGTAAGCGTCAACCTCTGGAATTACTTGCTCTACTTGGAATGTAGACATAACATTTGTACCTGTTGCCAAGAAGTTGCTTTCATCTACTTCCATAGCGTCAAGATTGAATTTACGGCCACGGTCTTGAGTGAGTTTGAAATCTTCGTAAGTCAAAGATACGGCGCCTTTGTTGTAGCCGTTATCACGATCATAGTTAGCCAAGCCGTCAACGGAAAGAGTAGGAATTTTAACAGTATCGCCGCCGTTGTATTTTACATCGCCAGCGTTTACTTCCATAAAGCCAGATGTAGCACCTACCAGCATTTGTTGGTCGAGTACTGTTTGGAAATTTTGAGCCATTGTTAAAGTGTTAATTGCCATTGATTATTACCTCATTTCGTAATCAAATAATTAGCCCTCGCTAGGTGGTTTTACACCTGCGATTTTGAACATTTCCGCTAATTGACTGTTTCCGTCATTCGCATTGCCTGCACCTGCACCGCTGCCGCCATTTTGCGTAGTTTTAACTGCGTAAGGCTTATCAGCAAGAAATGCTGTTGCGCATTCTTCGATAGTGCCGATTGTGCCGTCCTCTTTTGTCCAGCCATAAGTGCCGTCTTGCTGTACTGTAATCTGTCCAGTAATGAGCTTGCTGAATGTTTCGGCGTCTGTACAATTAGCTTTTGTTAGCGCTGCAATCGTTTGAGCGCTGATTTCGGAATTGGTACGCTTTTCAATCTCTGCTTGTCGAGCTTTCTCGGCTTGCTCATACTTATCTGTAAGGCCTTTGATTTGTTTCTCTAAAGCCAAGATTTCTGGGCTTTTTTCGCCTTTGTGAGCCTCGTATTCGTCAACCTTACCTTTTAACTCATCACGTGCTGATGTTAATTCGGTAATCTGTTTCTCGAATTTGAGGCGGTCGGCTTTAGATCCCTCGTTAATACGAGAAATTTCGCTTTTAAAGCCGTCGATAAGTTCCTTACCGCCCTCAACTTCTTCTAATTTTGCGTACAATTCTGCTAAAGTCATGTATCTATCTCCTTTTCAACATGAATGCGCCACATTTCGCCTCCTGCTACTGAGTGGCAATATAAAAGGCCCACACCTTCGCCAGTGTGAGCCTGTAAATCTATTATGAATGCAATAAAAAAACCACCTATATATAGGTGGTTTAATATCCTAAACTTGCAAATATGTCTTTAACTTTCTTCTCTGTTTCAATTTTCATCAAACGTTCTTCCTCTTTAGAAAACGTTCTAGGTGGCTGCATTAATTCTTCAAATTCCTCAGGAGTAAAGTCGATATAATCCAATAACATTTTATTATTCACGTTTTTCATATATTAACCACCCCTTTCTGTGTAAGTCTTTCAATACCATATCAGATGCCCTATGTAAGCCATAAGTTTCTTTATATACATTATAAAACATCTCGAAAGACCTTTCAATGGGTTTGTCTCTGTCTATGCTTGATACCGAATATATTTTTCCGTTTCCTGTAACAACTACAGCGCCATGTATTTGAGGCGTTTTAACATATGTATCTATATCAACACGAGAAAAACCACTATTATTAGGATGATTATGAATTACAACTATTGAATTGTCTCGAGTATATCCAGCTGGTTCGCTAATACCAACCTTATTTGAGTTTTCCGTTCCTACAGAATAACCTATCGTCTTGCCATTCCTTGCGTCTATTAATGCAAGGCGCTCTACATTACGCCCATTTGATGCATTAAAGCACTTGATTGCCTCTCTATGTAGTGCATCATTAACCTTTGATTTATACGGTAACAACTCAAAATTATCTCTATAAGACCTGTCTCTTATACACATCTCCGAGCCCACGAGACTGCAGCTAATCTCGTATGCCGTCTTCTGCT